TTTATTACTTTCGTTATCTGCTACTTTCTTATAAAATTCTTTCATATAGTATTCTTTCAATTGCATATTACCCATACGTTCAGCTAATTGTGCTTTTACGTAACATACCACAGCAAGTGATAATACTCTATTTAAATTTAAGTGTGATGATTCACTAGGACTAGTATCTTCTGTTAGCGAAGAGGTTGTTTCTGGGTCTTCTACAACAAAAGGTTGTACTATCTTTGTAAACTCAATACGTAATCCATTTGTAATACTTTCATCTGGATATATAATTTCATCTAATAATCCACCACTTACTCTACCTTGATTATCAATAATTCTACCAGAACTACGTACTATTTTATATAGTCTAATTTTTTTACCACTGTATATGTAAACATATGTTCTATCTGTATCGTAGCTCATGGGTTTGTATCCTCAGTAACTAATGGGTCATGTTGCAATCTTCTAATTGCTTTATATTTATTATCATCTTCAGTATCTAATATACTAACACTTTTTAATGCAATCATACCTGCTGGTAGCGTGTAATCTCTTGTATTTTCTACAATGTTTTGTTTGCTAACATCAGTATCTAATTCATTGTTAGATTGTATTTCTAATATTGCATCTTTAATATACGCAATTACTAAATTAGTATCACGTGTATTTGCTCGTTCCATTACTTCTAAAATTTTCATTATGTGGTCATTCCTTGTTCTTTACGTTGTGATTGTTGTTGTTGTTCAGGAACTGCTAATGCTCCAGTTATAGAACGTAATTCAGCAACTGCTCTTTGATAAAATGCAAGTGCTTGTTGTAATCTTTGATTAGCCAAACTTAAATCACCCTGAGATACTTGAATAACTGCATTAGCCATTTCAGGGTCTTCATCTTCTAACCAGTGTATAGCACTTAAACTTGTTTTGCTTGTAGCATCTACACTAGCATAACCACCTTCTAATATTTTTTCAGCATCAGATACACTAGCTAGTCTTAACATATCTAGTGAAGCTGCATAGTGTAATGTAACATTTTCATATTCTGATAATACCCAATTTTCGGTATTTTCATCAATAATTGGGGGTGCTGAATAAACTACTACTCCTTTGTCTCCGCTTGAAGCTCCTACATTTGTAGAGCTACCCCCTACTGGTGTGTAAGTTTGTTGTGAACTTGATAAATTATAATCAGGGTCTGGTTTAATAAATATCTTTCCATTTAGTTTATAAAAAACTGGAAACATTTTTGTTGGCAATGAAAGACTATCAGATTCATCAGTTGAGTGTATAAATTTATCTGGTATTTCTTTAGCTATTCTACGTTTAGTACCTTGGTATCTATAAACTGCTAATATCTTATCATATGCTACATCAGAACCAGCACCTATTAAACTTACTCCTGCACTACTCCATCCACTTATTTCAGTTTCAGTAGCAATAGTCCATAACCATTTTTCAGGCAATGATGACATAAGAAACTTAGAACCAGCATTAATATACTCAATTAAAAATCTTGCTTTTGAGTTATTCCCAGTAATATTATTTACTTTTTCCCACAATTTCATAATTATATCCTAACGCAGATGAATCCCCCAAGGGAGAAAGGAGGTAAAGAACCTCAGGGGACCATCTACAATTTAGCTATTATTTCCAAATAGCGTGTGATTCTGGCATCATAAATTCAAAACCAGCTTCTGTTAATATGATGTCTACTCTCTTGTCAACACCTGTGTTTTCAAGATTTTGAACTCCTACGTATACCGCAGTATCTCTATTAACTCCATTACCAACTAATGGTCTGTAAGCTACGTTGTTCATGTTTAACGCTAGAATCTTAACATCGGTACTATCTAAAGCAACACATCTTGCAAGATTCATGCTACCATAAACAGTACTGACTTCAGTTACATCTAGTCCCATTACTTTCTTTCTACCTGTAATGGCTAGGTCTGCGCCAAATAATGCTTGATTTCCAGCATTTGAAGCACCAGCATTAGTTTGACCAATTCCAATATTGTTCTTAAAGAACCCACCAATTTTGTGGAACCAAGTGTAAACTGCAGTACTACACATGTAAACTGTAGCTTGGTCTTGGTTGTATCTTGGGTCTTGATAACGAGACATATCTTGCAAGAAGTCATCAATTGTCTTAGTTGCAAGTGTTAAGTCAAAAATGTTACCATAGTTAAGGACATAATCAATAGCACCTTGTGTATGAGCTACACTATCTACTGAAGCTTGAGTACTAAATAAACCAGCGTGTTCAATTTCCCACTTGTGTTCAATTAGTTTTTCTCTCCAGGTTCTAGCCCATTCATTTGGTTCATACTTAAGAGCTGTAGCTCTAGCTGTATTGGTCATACCAAACTCAGTTCTAAAGATTTGTGTTTGTCCAAAACCTGTTGAATATGGATTATCTTTGTAGCTTTCTCCAGTTAAAGAAGAACCCTCTCCGTAAGAATTACCTACGACATAAGAACGTTTTGCTTCTAGAGATTCAGCAATATCTTCATTATATACTACACAATCTGGAGCATTTGAAGAAAATGAAGCTAATTCAACTACATCAGGTAATCTTAAAATTTTACCTGTAACTAATTTAACTTCTGCACTTGCTGAGCCACCACCACCTGATAAGTCTTTAGCAGCTTGAGCTCCTACTGCTGTTACACGAATTAACGCATAATCAGTAACTGCTCCACCGCCACTTGTTGAACTCATAGGAATTTTGATGATTTGATTTTTCATAATCCATTCTGGTGCTGTACCAGCGTCACCAACTTTGATTGCTCCGTTAGCTTGACCTTGAATATTTTGAATATTACCAGCACTAAAATAGTCTGTTGCCATATATACTTTTACTTCTCCACCTGCTGATAGAGCTGTATTGTCTGATTCTTTTAAAGTTGCATCATCAAATTTGTCTGCTGAACCATTATAGAATCCTACTACATATGCGTATCTTTTGTGAAAAGAATGTCTCTTTTCGGTAAACTTAAACTGGGGGTCATCAGTTGGTTTCTTTGCTAATGAAGAAACTAATCTAAAGAATGGAGTTTGGTCAATTGCCAATTCTCCGAATCTTTCAGAAAAGTCGTATCTTCTACGTAAATCTCCTGTGTTTAGTGAAGAACCTTGTGATGCCGCAAAACCCTCGCTTAAGCCGTCACTTGTTGCTAATGCTAATGGACTAGCACTAGGGTATGAAGTATCTGCCATGTTGTTACCCTCCTAGGGATTGTTGAGTTATTATTACATCAGTTTATTTAACTCAGTTCCTTCAGCTAACAACTTGTCAAAGACTGCATCGTCTAATGATTTTTCTTCTCTTTGTGTATTCCCGCTTGATGCTACACTAGTAGGCATTTGTCTAACATTTTTCATTTGTTGTATTACTTCATTTCTAGTGTTATTAGCGACTTCATTGTCTCTATTATCTCTATTTTTTAAATAATACACATCTTCTAATGTTAACTTGTGGGACTTTGCATACTTCATCAAATCTTGATAGTCTTCATCTGAAACATTATGTTTTGATTTAAAACTAGTTTCTTCAGAAGCTCTACGTGATTGTTCAGATTGTTGTCTTGCAAAATCACCAAGCCTTCTTTGTACAACTCCATCTACTGTTGCATTAAACAACTTTGCAGATTGAGAGTCAGGGTTTGACAAAGCATCGTCATAATCAAAAACGAAATCTTCATCTAAGCCAAGTTGCTCTTTTACGCTCTTAGGAGCTGAGCCACCACCCTCAAAATAACCTCTCACATGAGAAATTAAATTAGGGTCCTCTTTCATCGCATTGAGTAAAGGCATATATGGTTCTAAGTCTTGCAATTGATTGTTAAGTCTTTTTGCTTCTCTTGACGAATCACTATATCGCTTTTCCCAATCTACTGAAACTTGTTCAGTATTTTGCTCTGCAACAGGGTCCTGAATTGGAGTTGTCTGTTCTACTTGAGCTTCTACATTTGGCTGTTCTAGCACTTCACCCATAACTTGTCTATCAAGCTGAGAAAAAAAATTTTCAGCCACAGTATCGTTCTCAGTAGGGGTTACATCGTTAGATTCTGCACGTTGTGCGTCATCTACTAGTAAGTTATCCTTGTTATTTTCCATACTGTATTTCTCCTTCTAATTTACTGTACGTTTTTTTCATTATCAACATTTTCTTGTTGAATCTTTTCTTTGTCTGCCATACGACTTCTAATTAGTCGTTGAGCTGCAACACTTTTATTCAGCTCTTTATCCATTACTTTAGAGCTTTCATTTAATTTATCTTTGATACCAGCTTGTACTAATTGTCTTTCTAGTGTTTCAATTGTACCTCTTTGACTTTTCATAGCATTTTCTGCATTTGCTAGTTGTTGTTGCATTTGTGCATACATACCTTTACGTTGTAATAATTGTTTTTTATTACGTATATCAGTTTGTTCTAACATTGCTACATCGTCAATTAATCCAGCTTGGAACCATTTAAAATATTCTTCTTGTAATGCCCATCTATTAAGTGGTTGTGTTGAACCAGCAATAATTCTAACATCAAATTTAGCTGAAGCATAATCATTAAATCTTTCTACTACTTTACCAAAATCGTTGTAAATAGGAATGTTAATAGAAACTTCTTGCACTTCACCTTGTGTTTGTCCTTGTTCTGGTTGTACAACTCTAAGCACTTTTTGTGTTGTATAAGTAAATTGTGCAAATTGCATATATACTTTACCTAAATGCTCAAGTGCTGGTTCTACTACATTATTTACAAATTGTCTAATTCTTCTTGTACCATATTCATCCATTGCTAATAAACCACGATATGTTTCAGAACTAGGTCTACCAATACCTTGCATACTTGATGATATACCACTAATATATTCTATATCTTGTTTACCTTGTTGAGTTACTGTATAAAATGCATTGTTAATAGGTAATGGTTGAATTGGATTAGGAGGTTGAAATCCTTGTCTATATTTTAACATAGCTCCAGGACTACTTGAGTATTTTTCCCATTCTTCTTCGTCAATACTTCCTTCCGTATATAACCATCTAAGATTAGATGCTAAGTTCGCATTGTGTAACATTATCTGATGTGATTTATTTATTTCTCTTTGTTTACCTATCATAGGTATTACTGCACTAACAGCATAAGGTGTATTAGTATGTTGATAAGGTATTGGAACAATCGGATAATCTTCTATAGGTAATATTTGTTCATATAAAAACATATCACCAGCAGAAGCAGTTACTTTAATTTGTGTTTTAAAAAATGGTACATTTTCTACTACTTGCTCTCTAAAAGATGGGTCTTTAGTTAAATTTTCAAATTGAACTTTTGACATAACAATTTGTTTTGTTCTTGTTTGAGACCTAATTAATTGTGCTTCCATTAATGCTCGTTGTTCTTCTATTCTTGATTGCATTTGTTCGAATAATTTTTGAGATTCAATTTCAGCACGTTCTTCTAGCATTTCTCCTTTTTCTACCAACATTTGCAATTCTTGTTCTTTTTCTTTCAGAACTACTTCCATTTCTTCTTGCATATCTAAAATATCTTTTTCTGTAGCTTCTTTAATTTGAGCAAGTTCTCGTTCTGTAGGAGGTTTTCTTAACCAAACATTTACATGAGGTATTTTTTCTTTAGTATATACTTCATAAAAATCAAGTATATCATCTCTTTCTCCCTCTAATGTATAAGCTTCATGCTCTAAATCACCTGGTTGAATACTATCTGATTCGTGTACATCTCTATTAGAATATTGTTTTGTTTGTGTCATACCTGATGCACGAACAATTTTTCGTTTCATATCAGGAAACATTTGTATTAATGATGTTTTAGAAATGTTTTTTTGTACTATAAGATAGTTTGCATCTCTAAATAAAAAGTCTCTACTCATAGGGTCTACATATACATCATAAGGGTCTATTGATTTATAAACTACTTCACCCATACCATTATCAGCATCTGGGTCTATTTCTACTTTAAAAAACCCTAAACCTTTAACAAGTGAGTCTTGTATTACTTCTGAAAATAAACTTTTACCACTAGATAAATGCCATGAATGTTCTGCAATCATACTATGAATATGTGCTATATCAGCGTCGCTACCTTCTACACCAATTGCCTGCCATCTAGGATTGTTAGCAGTAATAAAAAATTTCATAATATCAATCGCTGGTGTTATACGATTAATGATAAAGTCTGGCATACCACCTTCTCTTAAGTCTTCTTTTTCTTCAGCTGATAATTGGTCATTTAAATAGAAATCCATTCCTTTTTGAGAATCGCTGAACCATTTTTTTCTATAATAATTATTAGCTTTATTGAACAACTCTCTATTTGTTTCTGCTTTGCTTTTACGTGCCATATTAATCCCTTATTTCAAAATGTGGTAAATCATCAAAATTATTATCTTTTAATTCTGTGTCTCTATCCCAATCTCCACCCCAACGAATATTTAATCCCATAGATGCTGCAGTACCCATAACAAAACCTGCAAAATAAGTAAAACGTTCTCTATCTTCCCAATCAATAGGGTATGGAGCTGCATCTACAGCTAATGAAGGATATTGGTTATGTCTACCTTTTGGATATTTTAGTTTACTAAAACCTTTCTTAAACAATTCATTTTGTTCTTTTTCTCCACGATGTCCTTGTAGTATTGAACAATCAAAATCTTCAACTACTTTTTCAAATAGTTCTATTAATCTTGGGTCGCAAGTGTTCAATCTTTCTTGTGATTTTCTACCAAATTTAGGCATTATTGTCTCTTTAAAAATTCAAATATATCTGAATCTCTTAATATTTCACTATTAGTTTTAGCATCAGGAAAAGCACGACCATACTCTTCGTCAGTTAAAGACATAGGATTTTTCAAAGCTTTATCAAATAAATTAGCATCACCATCTATTAATAAATGAAAAGGTTTTTCAGCCATATTTACTAAATCAGGATTATTATATATTAACATTTTTTCTTCTGGTATATTATTTTGTACATATAGAGCATACTCTCTTTCTGCTCTTTTTGTTTTTTTACCATACATACCATCTACATCTACGCTAAATCCTACTTCGTTTAATCTTCTTTGTAAATCTTCTACTTCCTCTTTACTATCATATGGACCAAATTGTGTATTCATATTCATTTTATCTTGCATTGTTTTCTCCTAAGCTACTATCCAGCTTTTTGCTTTACGTTTTGGTTTATACCATTTTGGTTTTTCTGTACCATTGTTTGCATAATTAGGCGGAAATGCGTGTAAATTTGCATAATAAAGTGCTTCAATTGTATCATCATGCGCCATTCTTGGTCCGAAAGTTACTATTTCGTTTACCAAATCAAACATATTTTCCCTTAAATATAAGGAACCTACAGAAAAAATACCAGATAAACCTGAATATATTCTGTTTCTTTTTTGTTGTCCACCTGGTTTTTCAGGTATTACAGCTATATCATAACGATTAATTCTTCTTCTTTCATCGTTTAATGCTTGTAGAATACTACGATTCATAGCAACATCTTCTACTGTAGCTTGTTTGCAATTATATTTTTTGTATGCTTCAATAATATAATCCACTACACCTTTTTTATCTATAATGTTTCCATC